GCTGTTCGCCTCACCGTTGTTTACAGGCTGCATGGGCGCCGACGAATGGCGCAACGTCGCCAAACCCGGCAATGTCCAGATCCGTGACCATAGGTTTTGGGTGCCGTTGATCATGCTGTTCTCTGGCGCCCGTGTCGGCGAGATCGGCCAGTTGGCCGTGGCTGATATTCGTCAGGAACACGGCACCTGGATTTTTCATATCACGAATGAAGGCGACGACACCGCCGAGGGAAAGTCGCTAAAGACGGCCGGCTCCATGCGCGTGGTGCCGGTGCATCCAGAGCTGATCCGCCTCGGGCTGCTTCGCTATCATGAACAGCGGCTGAAAGATGGCGGCACTGCCCTGTTCCCCGGCGCCAAGCGCAATGAGCGCGGCCAGATGCTGTTTGATCTGTCGCGCGAGTTCGGGCGCTACATGACGCGCATTGGCTTGAAGCAGGGCAGGGGGCTGTCGCTCTACTCATTCAGGCACGGTGCCACCGATGCCCTGCGCCGCGCCGGCTTCCTCGATGCGCAGATCGGTATCATCCTTGGTCATGGTGAGCCAACCATGACGGGAAAATACGGCATTATCCCTCAAGGGCCGCTGCAACAGCGCGTCGAGCTGATCGAATCTATCAGCTATCCCGGCCTCAAGCTCGACCATTTGATTGATCAGAATATCTGATCGCGCCGATAATTAAAAATGATCAGGCTATTGCCGCCGACTCCGCCGATTCCCATTTTGATTCCAAGGACTTCATGGGATCAGCGACATGGCATCTTTCGGCATCACGAGTATCCGGCGCGCCCTCGGCTTCAAAGCCGAGGCCAAGGCGCTCTCATTGAGCGACCCCGAGGCGCTGGCGCTGTTCGGCGGAATGCCGACCGCTTCCGGTATGCAGGTCAGCCCGTCCAGCGCCATGCGCGTTCCCGCCGTGGCCTGCGCCGTGGCGCTGATCGCCGAGACNATCGGCGCCTTGCCCGCGAAGCTCTATCTGCGCAACGGCAAGGCGGCNGCAACCGACCACCCCGCCTNTCGNCTGATCCATGACGAGGCNAATGAATGGACCAGCGCCCAAGGNCTGCGCACCGCGATCACNACNGACGCGCTGNTGAATGACAAGGGNGGCTTCGCATTCGTGGTGCGGAACGCGAACGGCCAGCCGCTTGAATTGCAGCGCCTCGACCCGGCCCGTGTCAGCCCGCGCCACGAATCCGATGGCGAGCCGTTTTATATTGTCTCGACCGATGCCGGGCAACGGCGCTACGATTACCGCGACGTTCTGCACGTTCAGCCGTTCGGCGGCGTGTCACCCATCACGCTCGGGCGCGAAGCCATTGCCCTGGCACTCGCATTTGAAAGCCATATCGGCCAGCTTTTCGCCAATGGCGGCCGACCCTCGGGCATCATTCGTTCGCCCAAGGTTATGGACATTGACGCGAAAAGGAAGCTCGCCGCGAGCTGGTTCAACACCCATAGCGGACGCAGCGCGGGCGGCACCGCCGTTCTCGACGAGGGCCTCGAATATCAGCAGCTTTCGCTGACGCTCGCCGATGCGCAATTCGCCGAAAACCGCCTCGAACAGATCCGTGAAATCGCCCGTGTGTTTCGCGTCCCGCCGACAATGATCTTTGAATTGACCCGTGGCACCTGGGCGAACACCGAGGAAATGTCCCGGCAATTCCTGCAAGTCACACTCAAGCCATGGCTGACCACCTGGGGCTGGGCCTATTCCCGCGCGCTTCTGACCCCTGAAGAGCGGGCCGCGCATTACGTCGAGTTCATCACCGACGATCTGACCACGACAGATACGGCCGCCCGTGCCGCCGCATACGGCCAGTATCGCAGCATGGGCTCGATCACCGCCAATGAGGTTCGGGCGGGCCTGAACCTGCCGCCGCTGCCCGGCGGTGATGTTCTTCAAAATCCCTACACCACGAGCGGCGCACCCGCCGCACCGGATACAGAGGTGCCCGCATGATCACGCACACCGCCTTCTTCGGCGACGGCCCGCACAGCTTCGCGCTGACCGATCCCATGATCGCCGAGCTTGAGCGCCTCACCGGCATCGGTATCGGCGCCCTCTATCTGCGCCTTGTCGCGGCACAGTTCCATGTCGCCGATCTGGTCGCGATCATCCACCTGGGCCTGATCGGCGGCGGCCTTGCCCCGGAAGCGGCCATGCGCCTCACCGACACCTACGCCCGCAACCGGCCGATGGCCGAGACCTTCCCCCTCGCCCTCGACATTCTGGACGTTCGCTGGGGCGGCGCCGCGCCGCAGGAGGCCACCGCATGACCGAAATTCTTGAGATCAAGGCCGCCCTTGCGGTTGACGACGCGGGCGAGATTACCGGCATCGCATGGCCCTTCGGCACCGCCGACCGCGTTGGCGACGTGATCGAAAAGGGCGCCTTCGCCAATGCCCCGGCTTCGGTGCCGATGCTCTTTTGCCACGATCAGATGCAGGTGATCGGCGTCTGGGATCAGATCGCCGAAACGCCCGAGGGCCTGACCGTCAAAGGCCGGCTGCTGGTCGAGGATGTGGCCCGGGCGCGTGAGGCGCGGGCGATGATTCGCGCCGGTGCCGTGACGGGCCTGTCCATCGGCTTCGCCACCACGGCCGCGCAGCCCCGCCGTGGCGGCCGGTCAATCACCAGCCTCGACCTTCACGAAATCAGTGTCGTCGCGGTGCCCGCGCACCCCGGCGCGCGGATCGCCACCATCAAGTCCACACCCCACAAGGAACACACCACCATGGAAAACCGAAGATCAGACGATCCCGGCGACCGCCCCGGCGAACGCCCCGGCAATCGACACCAAGGCGTTCGACGACATGCGGCGCCGCCTCGACCAGATCGAAGCCAAGGCCGCCCGCCCGCAGGTCGCCCTCGGCGACACCGCGCCCGTCGACTGCCCTCGACCCGAGGCCCAAGGCGTTCGGTTCGGTTCCTGCGCCGCGGCGTCGAACGCCTCGGCACCGACGAGGTGAAGGCACTGACAATCTCGAACGATGCCAACGGCGGATATCTGGCCCCGGCCGAGTTCGGCACCGAGCTGTTGAAGCTGCTGGTCGAGTTCAGCCCGATCCGGCAGTATGCCCGCGTGATCCAGATCAGCGCGCCCGAGATCACCTATCCCCGGCGCGTGACCGGCACCGCCGCGACCTGGNCGGCGGAAAGCGATGATCGCACCGCNAGNGGCATGACCTTCGAGCAGGTGACGCTGACCCCGCATGAGCTGGCGACCTTCACCGATGTGTCGAACGCGCTTCTGGAGGATAANGTCTATTCGCTCGAANNCGAGCTGCTGGCCGACTATGCCGAGTCCTTCGCCAAGNCCGAGGGCCTTGCCTTCGTGAAGGGCACCGGCACCGGCCAGCCGAAGGGCATCATGNNCGCGNCCAACGGCATTCAGGAGATCAAGACCGGCGCCGCCTCGACCTTCCCTGTCGCCAACCCGGCGGATGTGCTGATCNNCATGTATCACAAGCTGGCGACGACCTACGCGCAGGCGGGCGNCTGGATGATGAACCGGCAGACCCTCGGCACCATCCGCCAGTGGAAAGACGGCAACGGCCGGTATCTGGTGCTCGACCCGATCACCGCNGGCGGCGCCTCCACGCTTCTCGGGCGNCCGATTGTCGAAATGCCCGACATGGACGGCATCGTTGCGAACGGCTACCCGGTGATCTTCGGCGACTTCGGCGGCTATCGGATCGTGGATCGTGTGGGCCTCTCGACCCTTCGCGACCCCTACACGCTGGCGGTGAAAGGGCAGGTGCGGTTCCACGCCCGCAAGCGCGTCGGCGCCGATCTGACGCACCCGGATCGCTTCGTGAAGCTGAAGATCGCGGCCTGATCCGATGAACCCGCTGGCCCGCAAGCATGAGTTCGATCTGCACCACGGTAGCAACACCGTGACCCTTCGCGCCAGCTTGCGGGCCGCACTCATGGTCGAGCGTCTGCATGACGGCTTCGGCCCGCTCTTGCAGAAGCTCGACCAGCTCGACACAGGAACAATCCGCGCCGTGATCCTCGCCGCCGCAACCGACCGGCGCGCCGCAGAGGCCATGCTTTCCGCCGCGGGCGGCCAACCCCTCGGCCTGTTCCTTGCGGCCGCCACAAGCCCGCTGTCGAGTCTGATTGCCGCCTTCATGCCCGACACTGCCGACACCAGCACACCCACGGCACCCGCCGCAAAGCCGACCACCTGGGCGGAACATTTCCAAGAGCTTTACCGGATCGGCACCGGCTGGTTGTGCTGGGCACCCGCCGCGACATTGGACGCCACACCGGCCGAGATCACCGAAGCCTTCGCAGGCCACATCGCCAAGCTGGAAGCCATGCACGGCGGCAAGCCCGACGATACCGACAACGAGGAACAGCGGGCACAGAACATCGCCCTCGGCCTCGACCCCGACTTTGACCGCGCCGGCCTTCATGCCCTGCGCACCGCAGGAGCATGACCGATGCGTAATATCTATCTTCACGGCGCCCTCGGGCAGGAGTTCGGCACCGTCTTCCGGCTTGAGGTCGAGACGGCGGCCGAGACCATCCGCGCGCTTTCGGTCAACTTCAAGGGCTTCCGTGAGCGCATCGCGGAAGGCACCTGGCATGTCGTGCGCGGCAAGACCATCAACAGCGGCAAGTCAATGGGTCTCGACGAGATCGCGGCGTTCAAGCTGGGCAAGGGCGATCTGCATATCCTGCCGGTCATCAAGGGCTCCAAGAGGTCGGGCATACTGAAAGCTGTCATCGGCGTGGCGCTGATCGGCGTCTCGCTCGGCACCTTCGGCTTCGCGGCGGCCCTGGGCGGCACGATCATCGGCAGCACCACCCTGGGTGCCGCCATCGGCACCATCGGCCTGTCCATGGCGATTGCCGGCGTCTCGCAACTTCTCACACCCGCCACCAAGACCGGCTCCAACTCCATCGACCCCAAGAACAGCTTCATGTTCACCGGCCCCGAGGCTTCATCCCGGCAGGGCGCGCCGATCCCGATTGTCTACGGCGAGGTCGTCACCGGCGGGGTTCTGATTTCCGGCGGGCTTGATGTCGAGGATGTCAGCAAATCGAGCGACGGCGGCAAGAGCTTCACGCCATTGAGCGCACTCTTTGCGCCCAAAGATTGAGGATTGAGCAGATGACCATATCCGACCCCTTCGCTACCTACCCGGACCTGAAGGCCGACCCCTTCGACAACGCGGCCATCGTCACGCCCGACGATGGCAACGATCTGCCGGCGCTGTCGCGGGCAATCATGGTCACGGGCGTGGGCGAGTTCGCAAGCGTCCGCATGACCCTCGCGGATGGCACGACCGTGACGCTGCTGCTGGAACAGCGCCGCGTCTATCCTTTCCGCGTTCGACGGGTCCACGCAACCGGCACCTTCGGCAACGATCCCGATGCCGACCACCCGGCATCCATCATCGCCTTCTGGTGAACGCCATGCCCCGCCCGCCCCACATCTGCAGCTGCGGCCGCACCGTCGCGCATGGCACCCGCTGCCCGTGCCAGATTGCCAGCACCCGTGCCCGCAACCGCCGCCATGATGCAAACCGCCCCACGGCCCGGCAGCGCGGCTACAACCACGACTGGCAGAAAGCCCGCCTCGAATGGCTGCACTACCACCCAGCCTGCGCCATGTGCGGCGCACCCGCCACGCTGGTCGATCACATCGAGCCGCACCGTGGCGACAAGCAGAAGTTCTGGGACTGGCGCAACTGGCAGAGCCTTTGTGCCCCTTGCCACAACCGCGCGAAGCAAAGACAGGAGCGCAGCCAATGAAGACCCCGACCACAGCCACCTTCAACGGCCTCACCAAGTCCCTGTCCGAATGGGCGCGCCTGACCGGCGTTCCCGCTACGCGCATCTACACGCGCCTCTGCCTCGGCTGGACGATCAAGGATGCCATCTTCACGCCACCGAACATGCCCCGGCGCGCCGCAAAGGACGCATGGATCAACCCGGCAGCCGTGACGGGCGAACCTAAGCAGCCGGCCCCCACGCAGCCCGCACCCGAAGGCGATGCCACCGCACAGAACCCCGGGGTATGTCTCGACTTGCAGAGGTGCGAGGGGACCGGCGGGGGAAGCTCCACGCAAGACATTCATAAAATGGAATCTGACAATCAGGAGGATGCAGCATGACCGCCCTCACACCGCTGCCGCTTCTGAAAGCGCAGCTCAACNTCGACCACGATCTTGANGACGCNCTNCTNNCNCACAAGCTGGCCGCTGCCGAGGAATGGATCGGTGCCCATATCGGCCGCGCCNTCNCCGAGATCGACCCGNTNCCCGCCACGCTGACCGAGGCCGCNTTGCAGCTNGCCGCGCACTGGTATGAACAGCGCGAGGCGGCCGTGTTCGGNCTGTCCGGCGCCATGATCCCCTTCGGCGTCCATGAGCTGCTGGCCTCGCATCGGGAGGCGCTGACCGGCCATGTCCAGCCTGTCTGATCAGTCCAAGAAGCTGGCCGCNCGGCTACAGGCGATCCCGCGTGAGATCGTCATTCAGGTGCGCCCGGCGATCATGACGAGCGCCAATGAGCTGGCCGCGACCATGCGCGCGCTGGCCGAAGGTTCGCGCGACACCGGGGCGCTGATCGACAGCATCGCCATCACACCGCCCGGCCAGACCACCCCGGCCTATGCGGCGGGCGGCGGCAAGCGCACGGCCGGTGAGAATCAGGCGCTTGTGACCGTGGGCAACCCCGAGGTGCGCTATGCGCACATGGTCGAGTTCGGCACCGTGACAAGCGAGGCCAAGCCGTTCTTTCTGCCCGCCGAGCGCCTGACCCGCGACAAGGGCCGCCGCAGGATCGCCCGTGCCATCGGCAAGGCGATCAAGGATGCGGCCAAAGGGGGCACCGATGCTTGAACCGACCCTTTAGCCTTCCAGACGGCGGTTCGTGCCACGCTGATCGCCGCACCCGGCGTGCTGGCGCTGGTGCCCGCCGACAATATCCGGGCGGGTTCTACCNGNCCCGAACGGACACCCACTATCATCATTGGCGATGGCCGGGTGACATATGCAGGCCGGGCCTCCGGCGGGCAGCTTGTGGCGCGCGTCGGGCTGGCCNNGCACGTCTGGGCANTCGAGGATGGCGCAGACACCGCCAAGGCCATCGGCCATGCGGCCTGCACGGCGCTCACCGATGCGCCGGCGACCGAGGGCTTCGACCTGGATGAGTTCGCCATGCCCGGCATGGTCTGGATGCGCGACCCGCAGCCCGAACGCAGCTACACGCACGGCGTGCTCAATCTTGAAGCCGTGCTTCGATGGAGGATCTGAACATGCGCGCAGGCAAACTTGATCGAACGATCACCGTGCAACGGCTGGCCGAGACTGTCGGCGCTTCCGGCGCAGTCACCACCACCTGGGAGAACCTGCTGACCGTGCGGGCCGAGGTGCGCGAGATCACGGCCGATGAGGCCGCCACGGGCTTTGGCGCGGGCGAGGTCGAGACGCTGATTTTCGTTGTGCGCTGGCACCCTTCGCCGATCAGCACCGGCGACCG